CTTTGATCTAAAAATGTCATAATAATGACCTTGAGAAAGTGATCCACGACCCAAAATCCTATAGAAATTACTCTGAGGAATTTTATATCTTTTTGTAAGCGACATCAAATTAGACATTCCATCTTTTAAAGATGAGAACTCTAATAGAGATGCACCACTTAAATCATCACTTGAATTTACAAATCTCTTGGCAAACTCAGCGTAGCCCCTAGGGGATACGAGAGATTTACTAAGATTAATAGTAACATCAAGATCTTTCATAATTGAAAGATATTTTGCAGCGACTAGTTTATCAGTAATAACAACATCATCTCCTAATATAACATATTTAGAGAATCAGTTGTTGTTACCATAAACAAGATTAGCAGCATATTGAACAATAAAATGGTGTGTAAATGCTAACATCGCCCAAGAAGAGAGTGCTCCCATAGGTTGCCCGACCGTATAGCGTAATGGATCACCATCAGGTGTAAGATAATCTCTATTAACAAGAAGATTACCTCAATTATCACCTAATGATGGACTAATATTATTTAATAAAGAAATTTGTAAGAATATAGGTAATCGATCAGTAGCTGCGGATAGATCATAACTATAAGAACATTTACATGTTTTTAATAATTGTTTTAATCGAACCACAGCCATATCCTGATCAAAAGTACCATCATTCTTATTTAACTTTCTTAAAATATCAAATAAATAGTCATGTAGAGGACTCAATACCCATTGAGTTAATACATCAACCATTGCTATAACCCTTACCTTACCTGGTTCATCTAGATACACAAGACTACCCAAACTTCCTTTAAAAATAAAGGAAAAATGGCATACAATTTTAGCGAATTCTTCTAAATAAAACCATGAATTTTTTGAAATTCATGTACGTTTTAAAGAAGAGGAGTTAAAAAAGTAAGATATTGAACCCCATAAACTGGGATTCATATATAATGTCTTTATGGATCTAAGAAAACCTGATGTGGAATTACCACGTCATGTAACTCACCAGTATTCTGAATACCTAATCAATCCAGATCTTAAACCTGATTTCATGTAGTAGGGTAATGAAGTACTACGTTTTCCTTTAAATTTTAAAGGATAATGTCGTAATTCATGTTCTACTTCTACCATGGAACCAGCAGATCTTATTGTAAAAGGATCAAAATTAAAAGTGTAAGGATTGTCATAACAACCAACAAGATTAAGAAATCTTGGTATAAAATTTATCATTCTGTCACTAACCTTAAAATTAGAGGAATCAATAATCGTAGATAATTGAACCTTTCCTTTAAAAGGCAAGACTCGATATAAATTAAATATACTAAGTACCAAACGTATCACAAAGGTGTTATTATTTCTAATTTCTTTTCTTCAAAAGACAGGAATGATCCGGGGTAAGCCCATATTTGTCAAAGAAACCTTAGTTTCTTTGAACAGACATGAACCATAAGAACGATTAATTCGTTCTCCGGCAATTGCCTTCATACATAATAGCATAGAAGCTTTTAAGTATTTAGCAGCAAAAGTCATTCCATTATTCTTAATCAATAAAAGAATAGAATGTAAAATAACACCTAAACATTTAATTGAATTATATGTTTTTAAACCA